CCATGCCCGAACATAGTCCAGGTTGGCGATCTGTTGGCCAGCGGTGTTAGTTGCTGGTGTCGGTGACAGCGGCGTACCCGTCAGCGATGGCGAGGCCAGCGGTGCCTTGGCTGCCAGCAGATTGGCCATGCTGGTGGCGAAATTCGGATCGTTACCGAGCGCCAGCGCCAATTCATTCAGCGTGTCGAGTGCCGCCGGCGACGAGTTGACGAGCGCGGCCAGCGCGGCCTGAATAAACGCCGTTGTAGCAATCTGCGCTGTATTAGTTCCGAGTGGCGCAGTGGGGGCTGACGGCAAACCCGTTAGTGCGGGGCTGGCCAATGGTGCCGCCCCCAACGTGGTCCGAGCGGCGGCAGCATCTACATCATCCAGTAACGTACGGATGAAAGCGGACAAAGCGGTGGTGGCAAAAGTATCTACACCGGTTGCGTAGATGAGTTTGTCTCCAGCCAAAATCAGGCCAGCAAGAGCCGTTAGTGTGGCATCCAGGGGCTGTTTGCCTGCGCCCAGCAGAGCTACTTGTGCCTTCAACCATCCGGTGCGGCTAGCGAGCTGTTTGGCCTGCAGGTTGTCGATGCCCTCAGGCCCACCTAATACGGGGTCAGACGTTTCAAGCTGATAAATGCCTGGCGTCCATTCATTCTCTTCGAGTAAATCGGCCATTAGCTACTCCCATGGTTGTATTTGCCGTCACGGCGCGCAAAGCCGTTGTGCCGGATCGGCACGGCTTGATAATCGAGTGACACCAAGCGGCAGCGTGTCGGGGCGACGGAAAGTAGAAGGCGGCGCAGGAGCGCGGCCTGATCGTTGGTGATGACACGTTGAAGGAACACGCGGTAAAGCGGCCAGGCAGAAGGATCACCATGGACGTGACTGCCATTCCTGGTGATAGAACCGTTATGAACCTGGTTGCTCAGGCCCTCCTGAATCGTCACCTCGCCGAAGCCAAGTAAGCGGATTACCTCACGAATTGCCCAGGGCGTACCTTTGTAGCGGTGCAGTTGGGCCCCGCCCTTAATCAGGTTACGTTTGGCCTCCTCCGACTCGGCTAACAGCCAGGCGGCTTCGTCGAGCAGGGAGAACTGATCGGCCAGGATCGGCAGCAGTGGTGGTTTCACCAGATCGACCAGGTACACCAGCATGGCGTTGAGGTCGAGACTGGCGACCGTCTCATCGAGCAGTTCACAGAGCAGTGCAAAGCGTTCGTCACCGGCCAAAGCAGGTGGTAGTTGCTGCTCAGCCATTTGCAACCCCGGCATCGATCAACTGGATCGAGGTGCAGTTCGCCCATTCATTACCCTGCAACTCGCGCAACACGCTTGGAAGTTCCAGGTCTGCCCGGTAAACACCATTAACCTGTAGCAGCGTGGTCAGTTGCTCACGAACAAGATCACGCCCGAGTCCAGCTCGTCGCTCGGCGGCGAAAGCTTCAGCGGCAGCTTGAGCCGCGCTCATCGCACTGGCTCGATCAGCAGTGTCGAAAAAGGTCATGTAGGCCTTGATCTGAAACGGCACCTCTATTGGCATGAAGGCGCCAACGGTGTCGCACAACGGCCTCAGTTTTTCCCCGCTGATTTGTCTCTCGACGCGCTGAAGCAGATCTTCCGAGGGCAACCCGGTGGTGGTGAGCGGGAACAGCGCGACGTGGCCATCCGGTTGGCCCTCGTCGGGCCCATGCACGGCCACGTCGAGAATCGATTGATGCACAGCAAGTGCGTGATAACGGTAGGCACCACGACTACCGGCGTTGCTGAAGGCTTCAGGTGCCAAGATGATCCGTTCGCGATAGCGGTCGTCTTCCTCGTCCTCTGCACCATCGGAGGTGACATTGGTGTTAGTGGCGACCAGGCCAGCCACGGGTGGACTGCCAATAACGCTGATCTGCCCGATAGCCCAACCATTGCCCAACTCACCGGCCGTTAAGCATGTTGCGGTGACGCTGATCTGAGTCTGGCCAACCGCGATGACCACGTCCTGGTCAGTCAGAAAGGCCAGCTTGGCGTCCTGGGTGCTGACCCGAGTGCCGGCTCTGATCAACAGAGGTTGTTGCACGGCTACCGGCATGCTGAAGCGCAACATGCAGCGTGCTGGAACAGCCAGTAGCCTGGGAGTGGCAACCAGTTCACCCAAGTAGTCGAGGATCGGCCCGATGGCATAACGCATTAGGAGTTGCTCGCCAGCGTTCTGGATAGACATCTGCAGGCCGGTGGTGGCATAGGCAATTTGGTCGATGAACAGGCGTTCGATCTGTGCCGGATACAGGGTTTTTCCTGACTTTGCTTCATAGCGCGCAATCAGATCCGCTTCGGTGGCAGCGGGATCGATCGTGACGAAAACCGGCTTAGGCAGCTCGCGCATACGACACCTCCGTCAATTGAGGTACGCCGTTCGCTACACGCCACATCACCCGCAGAGTTACTTGAGCGCCGTCGATTACCGGAGTCACCTGCACCACCTCAACCCGTTTTTCCCACAAGCGAATCGCATCAACGGCTTCGCGCACCAGGTGCGGTACAACGCGGTTTACGGGCCAATCGATATAGAGGTGGATGTCACTGCCAAAGGTGGGCCGATGCGGGTCGCTGCTCTTGGGCGTCGTGAGGATGATACGGATAGCCTGGTCAATATCGCGCAGGCCTTCCACGACCGCGCCAGCAGTGCCAAGTGCTGGCTGCCAGTGGGCTGCGGTGATGCTGGTATAGGAGATGGGCGTCGTCATGCGCCCATAGTGAGGAAGCCAGTCGCGGATGGCTTTTAATCGAGTTTAAAGGGTCCAAAACCAGAGGGGAAAATCGAACTTCCTTCTATCTATAAGCCGGTCAATGACTATGGTGATTCGAATTGCCGCCTCCATCCATGATGGTACCAGCCGCATCGACGTTACCACCGACTTCGAGATTGCCGCTCACTTTGAGGTTGCCATTCAATTGCACGTCAGGAATGTCCAGAGTCGCGGACGGGGCCTTGACCGATACCGGTTCACCGCACTCGACGCTCAGATTCTTGGCGCATTTGAGCGTCGTGGCACCGACACAATCCAACGCCATCACATGGGCCGCACGATCATAGGTCAGGGTTGTGCCGTCACTGAACCGCACATAGTCGGTGTCCTCATCGACGACTGGCGGCGGTTCAGCGGTCGAGTAGACGCCGCCCAGGTACACGCCACCCACACCATCCGCATCGAGCAGCACTGCCACCTGTTCATTCAACTCAGGCATCAGCGGACGGCGCTTCGTGCCCTGAGTGTTGCGCTGAGGGACGTGCAACCAATAGCTCTCAACACCGTCGCGGTCATCCAGGCGCACGCGGATCTGGCAGTTCTGATAATCGACGGCACTCACTTCGCCGTATTCCAGTTCAACGCCCATTGTTGAGGCCCGCCGATGTGGCGCTGAGGTTATGCAAGGGCACCATCCTGCTGGAAGCCATAGGTCGACAGCGCCAGGTCAGGCTTGGACATGTCGAACGACAAAGAAATCGAAGGCGCCGAGACTCGGCAAAGACTTAGCTCAACGGTATAACCACCACCACGAGTAATCCGATGTTGAGCCGACATGATCAGGTAGTTGCCACCCAGCTTGCCTGCAGCGACCAAGGTGATGACATTGCCACTGACCAAATTGGGCCGCCCCATCATTGACCAGCTGCCAGTGGTACGCCCACGGTTGGCCTTGGCTAAGTCTGCCTTGGCCTTTGCCTTGGCTTCCCCTTCAGAGGCCGCACGCTTGCGTTGTTTCTTGGTGTCGGCACTGGTGGTCGTGCCGCTGCCACTGCTGGGCACCGCGACGGTCTCGCCATTCTGGATGTCGTAAGAGATCAGCTTCTTTTTGGCTGGATCCTTGTGTTTTACCGACACCGTCTCAGGCACAGTCCTGATCTGGTCACGCAAACGGACGTTGCTCAGATCTTTTAACAGGAACTGAGCGACAGGCTTGCCCTTGGCCAGCTCACTGATGGCATGAAACACCAGGCGTGAACCGGTCACCTTGAAGGCGTAGTCATACTCATCTGCCAGGTTGCGCAGAAACTCCAGATCCGACTCCTGCTGTGTCAGGCGATCAAGCTTGATCGGCTCGATGCTGCCGACCAGGGTCAACCCCAGGCGAGAGGCGATCTCCTGTGCCACAGCCGCAAGCGTGGTGTTCTCGTAAGCCTTGTGTTCGGTGGTGCGCAGGGCGGTGTTGATGCCTGTCGCGATCGCACGAATGCTGACAGTGGCCGGGGCCGAACTGAAGTCGACTTCATCTATTTCAAGGCGACTCAGCTGACGCAGTGGCTTACCTGACCAGCCCAGGGACAAAGCGAGTGCGTCGCCGTGGCCTGGATACCAGGCATCCAGCCACTTGCCCTCAGAGTCCTCCAGTTCGACGTCCAGAGTGTCAGCCTGGCCCGTTAAAAAGTCCGAGTACGCGATTGAGGTCAAGTGCTTACCCACGTCGCGAGTGATGTTTCGCTGCTGGTAGGTCAGCACGAAGCGAGCTTCGGGCACTTCCCCTGGTACTAGCGCATCCATGGCGGCAGATCCTCGCTGGATAACACGGGCTCAAGCAGCGGGATGGCCAGCTTCAAACCAGCAGGCAGCGCCCCAGTGATTGGCACGTGAGGATTGGCTTCAACGATGGCCGGATAACGATGCGCATCGCCGTAGTACTTCCAGGACAGCTGGTCCCAACGCTCGCCCTCCGTCGTGATGTGAGTCAGAAACATCAGGCTCTCCTGGTAATGACTTGAGCGGCCAGGCCAGACAGGCGAGTGGAAGCGCCATCGAGCTTGTCGTAGGCCTGAGTAATGTAGTTGCCGGAGTTCTCGAATCGATCGACAACATTGCCGAGGTCCAGCGGACTGAGGCTCAACCGTGCAGCGCTGACATCGCCATACAAACCTTGGCCCAACTGCACCAGATCCTGCCCCTCACCGATGAAGCTCGCGGCCTCAGTCAGGCCGCCAATTGGGCCCAGGGCCCTTTCAGTCAACGCAGCCAGCTGAGGTGCCTGCGCGAGCAGCGTGGCCGGATTGAAGTTTTTCACCGCGTCGTAGATGTCCTTTGCCGACCGAATCATTGTTCCGGCCTGACGGGCATAGCCCACCACTTGCTGGGTTGCAGTCAATACAGGAGCAAGTTTCGAGATCAATCCTGGCGTCGCGATCTTGGCCGCAGCAGTCCCCTGCACCGCAGCATCGATTAAGCCTGGCTTCGCTACCTTGGGCGTGAATGGCCCGGTGTATTCGCGCAAGCTGACCTGGACAGCGGAGGAGTAAAGTCGGCCGTCAGCCGAAGTCCGTCGAGGCGTATTGCTGATATCGGCGATCACGAAAGCACCTACGTATTCACCGCTGCCCAGGACAAACGCCAGCGGCTCGTGCTTGCTCTTCGCCTCACGCAGCGTGCGCAAGCGGGCCTCAGGGTCGCCGAGCCATGGATGCAACTGCATGCTGAATGTCAGCTCATCAAGGCCCTCGCCGATCCATTCGAGCAACGGCTTGCCCTGGATAAGCGAATGCTCGGCCCAGTCTGCAGAGCCGCGCTGATCCATGCCGGTGATGCCGCTGGCCACCTCGAATTCGATCTTCCCCAGAACGGCGTACATCAGGCGCGCCCTCCAGCTGGTGGACCATAACTTCGCCGACTTTGGTCATGCTGGAAGCGCTCCATGAACCTTACAAACTCGGCGTAGCTGGTATTCAGCGCTTGAGTAACCTGATTACCAACACCATCACCACCAGGCACGTTGATGACTGGTGCAAAAGTCACTTGCATCGGCTGCGCACCAGTTGCACCGCCCATGGTGCCCGCGCCTGCGGATCCGTCAGCACCGACCATGTTCGCCCTGGTGAGCGAGGCCAGATCTGGGAGGCGCTTAGGGATGCCTGTCTGGTCGGCCATGGCCGGCGCTGCCTGGCGAACGATGCCGGATGGCGAGGCAATATTGGCCATATTCGCCCTGGTGAGCGAGGCCGGATCTGGGAGATGCTTAGGGACGCCCGTCTGGTCAGCCATCCCCAAGGCGGCCTGGCGTACAAGGCCGGACTGCGAGGCAATACTGGCCATGTTCGCCTTGGTGAGCGAGGCCAGATCTGGGAGGCGCATAGGGATGCCCGTCAGGTCAGCCATCCCCAAGGCGGCCTGGCGTACGAGGCCAGACTGCGAGGCAATACCGGCCATATTCGCCTTGGTGAGCGAGGCCAGATCTGGGAGGCGCATAGGGACGTCTGTCTGGTCGGCCATCCCCAAGGCGGCCTGGCGTACGAGGCCGGACTGCGAGGAGATGCCGATCGCGGCCCCCTCGCTGATGTTGGCACCGTAGCCCATGAACACGCGGCTTGGAGATTGGATGCCGAGTGTCTCGGTAAACCATCCTTTGATCGAGGTGCCAATGCCGACTACGGATTCCTTGGCGCTCTCGAACTTTGAGCTGATGCCGCTGACCAGGCCGCTGATGATATTGCTACCGAACTCACTGAACTTGCTCGGCAGCTCGACCCCGAAGTAACTCATGACCCCAGCAAAGGCCCGATAAAACAGGCCCACTGGGGAGAAGTTCACAATCAGCGCGGATACGCCAGCCAACCCTCCACTGAATGCGCCGGGGATCTCGCCTATGCCCTCAAGCACCCAGCGCAATGGGGCTAGCAATCCAGACAGCACCGACCCTACAGCCTGACCGAAAGCGATGCCTGCACCGCCGACGCGACCAAGGGCATCACCAGACATCTCAACCGGGGAAAGCAGTTCGCTGAACCACTGGATAACTGGCCGGATCAGCTCTCCGATCTTTGCAAACACGGGCGCAAATGGAGCGAAGGCTGCTGAAAATGCATTACCAATGGGCCGAAGGCCATCCATCAGGCCGGTGAAGAACCCCCCGACAAAGGCCTTGATAGGCTCCCAATACTTGTAGATAAGCAGACCTGCGACCGCAATTGCGGCGATACCGGTGATGATCCAGCCGATAGGGGTTGCCGATATCACACCACTTAAAAGCGCGATGCCGCTGGACAATCTGGGCAGCGCAATCGCACTCATCTGGGCCGAGCTGCGCAATAGAGTCATCTTTGCTGACAGCGAGGTGACGGCAGTTCTAGTGGCTACAAACGGAGCCATTATCAGATTGGCACCGTAAGCCACGCCAATAAACGCCAACTTGCTAGCTAGCAGGCCCCCGACCAGGGCGACCACACCTTTAACCAAGGCCGGGTTTTCGCCAGCCCAAGTTGAGAAGGCCTGAACAACGGGAAGAGCCGCTCTGGTTACATCAACCAACGCGGGCAACAGAACACTACCAACAGTGATCCCTAGTTCGGACAGATTGACTAAGAGGGCTTTTAATTGCTCCCTCGGGCTTTCCATGCGCTTATTCCAATCCTGATCAAGAATGCCCTGATCGGCGGCTGCGGCGCTGCCTTTCTGTATGTCCGCGCCTTCACTTCGGTTTGCGATGGCTGGACGAATAAAGGCCAGCGTCTGCTGGTCCGCGAACAGTTCACCCAACTTGTAAGATTCATTAAGCCGGGCTAATGCCGTCTCACGCTCTTTATCATCCTTGAGGGCCATCACTTTCTGAAACTCGGCCGCTGCCTTTGGCCCCTTCGTGCCCATGTATTGGGTGATGATGTCGAGCATTGCTTGCATCGGCGTCATCCCCTTGCCGACCATATTTTTCATAGCGTCTTGTAGGTCAATACCTGCGTCTTTGAATGACTTCAAAGTGTCCTTCGCAGTGATCTTCGACAGAAAGTTTTTAAAGTTGTTGGCCGCTTCGTCGTTGCTGCCCGCACCTTTACGCGCAATCTGCAACGACGCACCAATCTCAGCAACTGCTCGCTCGCCGGTAATGCCCAGGGCGGCGAACTGCGGAGTCAACTGAGGCAGCCATTTAGCCATGTCGGCCAGCTCGAACTGGCCTCGCTTACCGGCGTAGGCCAACATGTTCATGGAACGCTCAAGACCGGCAGCGCCGATGCCGAGGTTGTCATTCAGCGCGATGGCCACCGACCCCAAATCATCCATGCTGGCCCGCGTAGCGGTCGCGGTCTTTGCCATGACCGGAGCATAGGCAGCCAACTCCTTGGCACTGGAAATACCACCAGCGATCAACACTGCAGTGCCCTTGGCCACTTCGGTCTGCGTCTGGTTCCATTTCAGCGCGGCGCCGCGCATAACGCTGCTGATTCCCTCTTCCTCAGTAGCATTGAAGCCGCCCGTGATGGCGATATCGTTGGTCTGGTCTTTGAAATCAATGGCGGTACGCATGGACTGAACGATCGGCGCCCCCACTACAGCAGCCGTCCCAATGGTCTCCATGGCCTGTCCGCGCAATTCCCCGCGTCGATTTTTGAGGGTTTCGCCGCGTGCGATGCTGGTGTTGAGTTGCTCCTGCTTGATCTTCAGCTGATCAAGGGTACGACCCACCTGGGTGTACTGGTTACGCAGGCGCTCGATACCGGTGCCGCCACGTGCGAGTGAGGCGGCAAGCTCCGTACCAATGAGTTTTTGTCGAGCAGTTAGGCCGTCAGTTGCTCGCCCAAGCTGCTGGACGGTGGAGCGCGCAGACCCGAACGCGGACTGCAAGGTACCCGAAACCGCAGCACCAATCCGTAGCCCGACAAGAACTTCATTCGCCATATTCGTTACGCCTGGAGCCTGACCTTATGCCAGCCGAGCCAACGGCCCGGCTCCTACGATGCTACTCACTGCGAGCGCATCTTTTCTGCAGCTTCGATGCGTCGGTCGATCTCCCGACTGCACGCATCAACCCAGCGCAGATACTGCGGCATCTCCAGGTTCGCTATCTCCGAGGGCTGCATCTTGAGCACCATCAACAGTGCCTCGTCCCAGGAGTGCAGCCAGGTCTCGTCCATCAGCCATGCCCCGAAACACCTCGGTGACGGTTTTGGAGTCAGCGATATCCAGATCGTTAAGATCTTCGATGGTCATACCGGTCATTTTGGCGAGGAGGAAGTCCTCAATCACGCCCTCGTCCTTGCTGTAGTCCTGTGCCTTGCCGATGTCTTTGCGCTTGAGGCGAGTGACAGGCAGTGAAGTCAGGTAGGTACCAGCAGCGGTGGTGAAGGGAAACTTGAGAGGGATACTGAGGGTCGCGGCCATTGCTGTTGCTCCAGGTGATGTGGGATTGCTCTAAAGAATCCAGAGGTTCGCACCTGGTGGCCGATTCGGCTTTTAATCCGCTTTAAAGACGCCGAGATGAACAAAAAACAATACAATTCAGCGGCTAAAAAAGCAGTATCACACCGCCGTCAAAGGAGATTAAGCATGGAAATCAAGCAGTCCGAAAATTTCGAAAATGTAGTTGGTAAGATATTCGCCAAGTTATTGGAGACCTTTCCTGAACCGATAGCTCTGTGCGCAGAGGACATCAGTATTTCAGACGAGCTTCCAGATGAGCCGGTTGAAACCATCGGAGGTATGGGCGTCCTGCAGCAGCGCGGGGCGGGGCCTGACGAAAAGTTCTTCGATTATTGCGTCGAATGGCTGACACGGGAGGAATACGTGACAGCAACCCAAAAGCAATTTGGTACCTTTGACAAAGTAGTGCTCACTGAAAAGGGCCTGACCGTGCTGAACGCCATTCCTCAATGCTTGAATCGGAACTTCAACGACTGATAGACGGAAAAAGCGAAGCCCCGCACGATGGCGGGGCTTCGGGGTACATCCATGTCGCCCCGTCCGTGGGGCCATTCAGATCAGGCGCATCCAGCGCAGCCGTTAAGCCTGGCCGATGTTCTTTCTGTACTTGGCCAGCTGATCTTCGCCATTTACCTTGAAAATGTTCGCCAGGTAATCCAGCAGCAAGACTTCTTTTCCATCGAGAACCTGGCGCACGTAGGTGGCCGAGAATGGGGATTCATACTTGGCCGGGTCGCGCGGCTTGTGGCTCCCCAGTTTGTACTCCTTGAAGGTGATAGTCATCATCGTGACCAGCGGGATCTCGTTTACCAGACCCGAGCTGTCAAAGACCTGCACGTTCGACCGACACTGCAGTGCAACGCTTTTAAACGGCGTTGCGAGCTTGGTAGCGGCTTCCCCGTACATGCTGTTCCAGTTGATTTTGCCCTCGATCTTATCGAAGCCATCGGGCAGCTCGATCAAGCCAATCATGCCCAGCCCTTGGAAGTCCGACATCACTGCCTTCACGGAGCCCAGGTCAATCTCTTCGGCTTTGCCGAAGAAGCTGGTCCCGTCCAGGTAGATGTTGGCGTTTGAAATGCGATGTCCGCTTAAGGCCATTATGGGGCTCCCAAGTTAACCAGGTATTCCCCGGTGATTTCAGTTTCGAATGTGCCGCGCTCAAATGGCAGAGGCACGGTCAGCTTGTAACTAAACAACGCGTGACCGAGCTGCAGCTCCGTCTGAGGATTGCGGGCCGGGTCATACCAGCATTCGCCACCGATCAACGCTTGGTCGCCAATCAACTTGCGAAACAGCAGATTGACGCTTTCGGTGATGCTGTCGATCAGGGAATCCGTGATCGGCATATCCACGAACTGCAGCGAGCTGAAGCGGATCGATTCGTCGATGATGTCTTTGGTACGACGGACGTTTTCGAAGTTGCGCATCTCGGTCACGGTCGGCCAGGCAGCGGTGCGATTGCCCCACAAGCGTAAGCCGGTGCCGAACGAATTGAAGACGGTGGTGATGCCGTTCTCGTTGAGCAAGTTGACTTCGCTGCTTGCATCGTCAACACGTGCCGTCAGGGGGCGCTCCAGCCCGATAACGCCGACCAGCTCCTGATTGGAGCTGCTCCACCAGTAGCCCTTGTCGTTATCCACCTTGGCCCGCAGCCCAGCAGCGCGAATTGACAGAGGCTCCAGGCGCTCACCGCTGGTGGCGGTGTCGAGCACCTTCACATGGGGGTAACAGAGACGAACCCGATCACTGCTGGTATTGAAGTTGATCGCGCCTGCAGGTCCGCGCCCGTCAATACACTGCTGCACAGTGGTGCCGATCGGCGCGTCGACGTAAGCGACACCACCCACCTGGGTGGCAGCGGCGATCAACTCGACGCTGATCGAGTTGAGTTGGCTGAACCATGGGGCAATGAAGATCTTCGGAAAGAAGCCAAGGACGTTGTAACTGTCCTGAAACGCCTTGAGTCCGCTTCGCAGGCCCGCAATGTTGACCGCCCCGATGATCTCGGCGGGTGTCACCTTGCTTGGATCTGCGTGGGTGTAATCGGCAATGACCGATCCATTGGCAGGGATGGTGCCAGCGGCAAGGCGGGTGACTTTACCGGTCAACATGTCAACGGTGTAGTCAGCATCGACCGCATACGCTGCACCGCCTTCTGCTGCGGACTTCAGTGTCAGTGCTTGCAGTGCGCCATGGCCCAGCTTCAAAATTTCATTGTTGCCGAAGGACCGAGCCTGGCCCACGACGTTGGTGCGGTGGATCAATGGATCGAGGACGTTCACCACCAGGACGGTGCCAGCACCAAAGCCATAGATGCCTGCCAAGGCCTTCGGAATACTGAAGCCATCCAGGCCCTCAGGACCGAACTGGGCACCGTCCGTGTCATTCAACGATAACGTGAGTGCGTTCACCGGCCCCACTGGCGCAGTGCCGACCAAGGCAATGACCGCCGATTTCACGATTCGGATTGGCCGTGCCCCTCGGGAGATCTCAAGGGTTTCAATACCGTGCAAATAATTGGCAGCCATCAGGCTTTACCTCCCTTCTTGGCAGTAGTGATCACTGCGTCGGTGGATTGCGGTACTTCCGGCGCGTCGGCTGCGGCATCAGGTAGCAACTCCAAATGCTTCAGCGCCAGCAGTACCTGAACGTACTCGTGATCGGTGGGCAAATTGACGGGCTCGCCGGGCATCAGTTGCACTTCGAGCAGCTTGCTAGGTTCCGCAAGACGAAGCGTCGCCGCGCTCTGCGGACCTTTGTATAGATAGCGGGTCAGTTTCACTGGTCTTCCTCGAAACGGATCTGAGTAAGTCGAGGCCCGGTTTCGGGCTCCATGATTTGCAACTGGGTTGCACGGGTGGAAATGTCGAGGCTGTACTGCCAGATGCCTTGCACTTGGCCGATGAACGCTTCTGTCAGCGGTCGACAGGCCACGTCGCAGTGCGGCGCCTTCCAGCCAGCAAGCGCTCCTCGGGCGCGGTCGAGATAACTGATCACCCCGTCCTTGCCGTTCAACTGGCGGAACACAAAGGTCAGACGCAACACGATCTTGCGTGTCTGGAACATGGCGTCGGTGGACTCGGACTCATCGAATGTCGACTTGCCGAAGGCCACCAGCACCGCGCCCCGAGGGTGATTTAACCGGTATTGAGCCGGGTTCTCGGGGAACAACTCGATCATCAGCTCTTGGGCGAACTGCTCTTTCAACCGCTCCAAGATCGCCGCCATCAGTTGCTCGGTCTGGGTCTTTGGCTGATTCAAAGGTGGGCTCATCAGTAACCCTTCCATAGGTCGTCGCTAAACTGCTGACGACGTGTTCGGACGCGGATCTCGCCGGGTTCCGGTGTTGCTTGACCGGTCGGCATACCCAGGGTAACGACACCATCACGGATACTTTCCAGCAGCTTGATGGTGTCCTTGCGACTGTCCTTGACCGGATCCGGCAACGAGCCTTCGGGGCGGCGCTGATAGAGCCAGTGCCGTGCTAGGTAAACCACGGCATCGCGCAGCACCGTGGGAACTGGATCGAGCGGTAGCGTGTAGCGCCCGCGCAAATAGCCGTCGACCAACTCCTCGGCCTGGCGCACGCCGTCCTCGATCACCGACTCGTTCGGCTGCATGGCCGATGGGTCATCGTTGGAGAGCTGGATCAGTGTCAGCTCGGGAATGGCATTGCCGATATCGGCGCGGGTGCAGTAGCGCATGGCTTAGAACGACAGTTCGACGAGGGCTTCAGGGAACAAGCACATGGCCAACGGGTTGGCCTGCGCCTCTACGTCCCAGCCCTTGCCCATCTTGCGTTCCTCACCCTTGCTATAGAACGGCAAGCCAACGGTGTTGACCGTCTCGTTGTAGTTCGCCGGGGCGTTGAACATCTTGAAGACGCCTTTACCCATCGGGAAAACCTGGGCGACGTTAGACGGAATGAAGCGCTGTCCGCTGACCGTTACGTCGTACTCGATAAACTCGATGCCGCCGAAGGTGAAGCCCGAGCGCAGATCACCGCCGATACGGTCCTGCGCCTCCTGGTAACCGGCGAAGGCAGCCTTGACCTTGTCATGCTCGGTGAAGGCGTCGAACCAGCCAGGGCCGCAGAAGGAGCGGAAGCCGGTGACCATGACACCGCCGAGCTTCGATTCGGCGTGGCGCTTGGCATCTAGACAGGCCTTGCGAACATTGGTCGCTGCGGTGCCCAGGGCGACGGTGACCTTCTTCTGCTCAACGCCAAACTCGCTAAACAGATCAAAGAGTACCGAGCCGTTTGCATCGAGCAGCTTGCCGCGCAACGCGCCCACACGCTGGAACTCGCGGGTGGACTCAATGCTGTTCTTCAGCTCCTGCAGGTGATCATTGATGATCGTTGCCTGGGGCACCGTTGCGGCTTCCTGGCCGAAGGATGCAATGCCCTGCAGCTGGCTTGGAAGCAGTGGTCGGGAGATCGGCAGGTGCAGCGTTTCAAAAGTGCGACGGGCTCGTTTACCACCTTTCACGGCTGCCGGATCGGCATCGCGGGAGGTGTTTGGGACCAGCACCAGTCGGCCTTCGTACTCGTCGATTACCACGGACGTGGTGGTGACACCTTTTTCTTCGAAGATGCCCATCGCGCCGACTTTGCTCGGGATAACGGGCAACTTGTTGATCGATGCGCTGAGACTGGCAACGGTGAAGAGGTCTTGAAGATTCATGTACAGCTCCTATCAGAGCGCCGCACGAGCGACGATGCCCAGGGCGTTAAGTTCG